GTCCGATGGAGCCGTGGCGATTGCTACCGGCGACACCACCGTGGACATCTATCTGACGCAGGCACGCAGGGGTGCCCACCTGGTCGAGGACGAGTACCACTCCACGGTCCCGGACATGCTGATGCGGTCGCTGCTCCAGGTGCCTGCGTACAGCAGGCTCAACGGGGACCGGGAGTCCCGCGTGCGCCCCAATCGGGTCCTGGCCCAGGCTGGCCTGGATGAGGCCGAGAACGCCCAGGAGCCCACAGAAGCACCGACCGAGAGTATCCATGCCGATCAGGAGCCTGAGCCGGTCCTACGGCCAGGCAGGGAATTCCTGGACTTGGTGGTGACCCACAGGCTGGCTACCGGGTTCGATGCGCAGCACCGGATCAGCACGGTGCGCGTACCACACGAGAACCCCGTGCTGCTGGCCCAGTTCCGTCGCCTATTGAGCAATGCGCCGACGCCAGGACGGCGCTTCCATCTGGTGGCAGCGTGATGGGTGACTGGAAGCCGTCCGGCTCACCGCGTACGCGGCCAATCAGTGATGAGGGCGTAGAGATCATCAAGGACTTCTCGGCCTTGGCCTACATGATCGCTCACGCCGTTCGAGAAGACCGCCTGCGGCAGTACGAAGACGAACGACCACAGGAGACAGGTCAGTGAGATTCGGACTGCGCATCGGTCTGGGACTGATCACGATCTGGATGCCGCTGCGCCGCTACCGCCGTGCAAAGTACTGGCATCACGGGACGTGCCCGATCCGTCACCGGTATCGGCACATCGCCGATGCGTGCCGGAACCGACGACGTCGGCGTGTCGCACATGCAAATATTTTAATGGGTTCTTGTGGTGAGAATCAGCGCACTGATGTCCGCATAAATCTTGCTATGCAATTGCACTGGAAAGATCACCTCCGATAGTGGGAAGCTCCCACTACCGGTCTGCCCTATGTAGCCTGCCATCAGCACCGATGCCCTGTCTGGGCTAGGGGACGCATGGCGGTGAACGATGACTTCGAGGCACGGTGACCCAAGCCGTGCACTGGACGCTGTCCAATTCGAAGCTGAGGTTGTCCAGCGGAAAAAGGCCGGACTGTCGTTCAAGGAAATCGGCGACGAATTGGATCGTGCGCCGTCCTACATTCACCGGGTGTTCTGGCGGGCCATTGCTCGCATCCCGGAACCGGCCGTTCAGGAGTACCGCACTCAGCAGCTCGCCCGCATCGAGCTGGAACGGGAAGTCCTGCTGGACATCCTCAGTGCCCACCACGTGGTCGTGCAGCAAGGGCACATCGTCAGCCAGATCGTCGGGCACCATCCGCTGAAGACCGACGACGGCGAGGACCATCCGCTTGCTGGTCAACCGGTCTTCGGGCCGCCGTTGGAAGATCCCAGCCCGCTTATGGCGGCCATCGCCCAGCTCCGGCAGCTCGATGACCAAGAAGCCAAACTGCTGAACCTGTACCCGGCCACCAAGGTCGACGCGTCGGTCCAGATCAAGTACGAGGTCGTCGGGGTTGACCCGGCGGATATCGCATGACCGCCGCCGTTCTGGAGCGCCCACAGCCGCAGCAGGTACGCGTCGTGCGCTATGAGCCCCGTGGCGCCGCCAAGACGCTGATGAGCAACCGCGAGTCGGTCGTCCTGCTGTGTGGAGCGGCGGGTACCGGCAAGACCTTGAGCGCGCTGATGAAGCTCCACCTGGCGGCTCTGCGAGCTCCCGGACTTCGCGGCTTGATCGTCCGGCAGACACACCGCTCCCTGACGGGCTCGACGCTCCAGACTTTCGAGCACCAGGTTGTCACCGCAGCCATGGCTGAGGGCGTCGTGCGCTGGTTCGGAGGCTCCGAACGGCAGCCACCCGCGTACAGGTACTCCAACGGCTCCACGATCACCGTGGGCGGCCTGGATCAGCCCAGCAAGTTCTTGAGTGCCGAGTTCGACCGCGTGCTTGTGGACGAAGCCACAGAGACCACCGAGACGGCCCTGGAGACGCTGATTACTCGGCTGCGCGGTACGGCTGAGACCTACCGCCAGATCGTGTTGTGCTGCAATCCCGACGCACCACAACATTGGCTCTATCAACGCGCCTCTCGTGGTGCGCTGCCGATGTTGCACTCCCGGCACGCCGATAACCCGCGCTACGTCAATGCGGACGGCACATACACCCAAGCTGGCAAGGACTACTTCGACAAGCTCAATGCACTGACCGGTGTGCGTCGGCTGCGGTTGCTCGAAGGAAAGTGGGCAGCGGCCGAAGGTGTTGTTTACGAGGAATTCGACGCGGCCACGCACGTCATTCCACTCCCGACATTCAGTGCCAACACCCGGCTGTGCTCGGCCGGATTGCCGTGGACCTGGTCGCGCTACTGGTCGGTCGACTTCGGCTACACCAACCCGACCGTCGTTCAGAGATGGGCAGAGGACCCGGACGGCAACCTGTGGTTGTACCGGGAGAGTTACCGCAGCCAACGGTTGGTCGAGGACCATGTCAAGGACCTGAAGCGCCAGGTGCAAGACGAGCGTGGCGTGTGGACCGAGCCGCATCCACGGGTTGTCCTGGCTGATCACGACGCCGAGGATCGCAGCACCTTTCACCGCCATATGGGCATCAGCACGCAGGCCGCCGACAAACGTGTGACTGCTGGCATCCAGGCGGTGAAGGAACGCTTCGTCGTTCGTCCCAACGGAAAGCCACGGCTGTTCATTCTCGCAAACGCATTGTTCGAGCGCGACCCCATCTTGGTCGATGCAAAGAAGCCGACCTGCACATTGGATGAGATCGGGTCGTACATCTGGAACACCGCGAAAGACGCACCGGTCAAGGAAGACGACCACGGCATGGACGCCATGCGCTACATGGTCGCGCACAAGGACCTTCAAGGCACGACGAGGGTGAGGTTCATCTGATGACGCTCACCATCACTCTCGAACGTCAGCACACCGACAATCCCACAGGTCAGCGCGGCTTCGTCCGGCGCACGGTAGGTGCAGTCGTGCGTGGCGTGAAAGGCATCTCGGCCGCTGTGATCAGCCCACATCAGGCCGCACTGTCCCGGCTGGCCGAGATGCCCCTGTCCATTGCCGGTACCGGATTGGTCGACTGGGCGAGCTTTCACGTCAACTCCGGTGTCGGGCTGCTGATCACCGGTATATCGCTGTGGCTGGTCGAGCACCTGATCTCCGACGACGACCCGCCGAGGCCCGCATGAGAAGCGGACTGAGGCGACTGACCAACGCCAGCAGCAAACCACCCGTGCCGCTGTCTCCGCCCGGTTACGGCTCCGCTGGGCTGCGGTTCCCGCTGATCGGCGGTCCTGCTGGCCGTGAGCAATACCTGCGGGCATATGCAAGGAATGGCACGGTTTTCTCGATCGTGTCCTTGTTGGCCGAGGCTGCCGCGAAGCCGACCTGGCACCTGTACCAGAAGCCGAAGCAGGACGGCCGGGTCCGGTACACCACCGCTGACCAAGGCTCGGATCAGCGCGTCGAAGTGCTGCAACACGCGGCCGTCAAGCTCTGGAACACACCGAACTCGTTCCACACGGGATTCGAGTTCCGCGAGGGCAGCAACCAGCACGAGGAACTAACTGGCGAGACGTTCTGGGTTCTCGACCGCGAGAACGGCCTGAACTTCCCGACGAGCATCTGGTACGTCAGGCCAGACCGGATGACGCCGGTTCCCAGTCCGGAGGACTACCTCGTTGGCTGGATCTACACGGGTCCGTCCGGCGAGCAAGTGCCGCTCACGTTGGACGACGTGATTCTGGAGAAGCGGCCTGATCCGTTGGATTCCTACCGGGGCACCGGTCCCGTCGCCTCGATCATGGCGAACATCGACCAGCTCGACTACGCCACGCAGTACCAGCGCAACTTGTTCCTGAATGGTGCTGATCCCGGTGGGCTCATTTCGACGCCGAACAAGTTGTCCGAGCCCGAGTTTGACGAGTTGGTCGCACGCTGGCGGGAAGGCCACCAGGGTGTGGCTCGTGCTGGTCGCGTCGGCATTCTGGAGAACGGCGCCACGTGGACGCCCTCCGGACAGACCAACAAAGACCTCGAATACGCCAACCTGCGCCTCAACAACCGGGACGAACTGCGTGAGGCGTGGCGCGTACACAAGCACATGCTCGGCACTGTTGACGACGTCAATCGCGCGAATGCCGAGACCGCCGAGGAAATCTTCAACGACACCCTCGCGCTGCCCCGATTGGACCGACGCCGCGACACATTGAACTGCAAGCTCCTGCCGATGTTCGGCGCGACCGGTGAGGGTGTCGAGTTCGACTACGAGCCACCGGTCGTGCTCGATCGGGAGCAGGACAACCTTGAGCTGACCGCGAAGTGTAACGGCTGGGCTGCCCTCGTTGCCGCTGGCGCTGATCCGCACGACGCGGCCGAAGTCGTGGGCCTGCCGGACATGAAGGTCGTGGAGCTGGCCACTCAGGCACCCGCGTTGCCACCCGGCTGGGTCCCTGCGCCTCCTGCTGCACCCGAGCCAACTCCAGCTCAAGAGACAGATGAGACCGCGAAGTTGGCAGCCCTGCTGGAAACAACGCTTCGCCCTTACACGGCACGGGCTCTGCCTGCTCACGCATTGAATCGGAGGCGGTGACATGCCACGGATGAAGACGGTGCGGGACGTCGCCGGTCTCCGCAACGGTCGCAATGATTGGTATCGGATTCAGAACCTGACGACCGGTGGTGCCGAGGTCTCGATCTATGACGAGATCGGCTACTTCGGTGTCACGGCACAGGACTTCCTGAACGATCTGGCTGCGGTCCAAGGACCGATCACGCTGCGACTCAACAGTCCTGGCGGCGAAGTCTTCGACGGATTGGCGATCTACAACGCGCTGCGGGCACGCGGCAATGTGTCGATCTGCATTGATGGTCTGGCCGCGTCGATCGCGTCGGTCATTGCGATGGCTGCCGATCCAGGAAAGCTGGCGATTGCCAAGCGAGCCAGCATGATGATCCACGACGGC